CCGTAGCTGTGGTAATTGGTTTAGAGATACAAAGAATTTGAAACAGAAAGGAGAAACTAAATTTGTCAACGTCTAATTCAGCATTAAAGAAACAAGTAGAAGGAGATCATTATAAGAAATACACTATACAACCCATAGAGTTTATAACTAAAAACAATATACCTTTTATTGAAGGAAATATAATTAAGTACATCTGCAGGTGGAAAGACAAAGGTGGTAGCAAAGACCTAGATAAAGTCATTCATTATGTAGAGTTGCTAAAAGAATTGAAAACATGATAACATTAACAGAATTACAAGAAAAGATTATTGAACAAGTTTCAGAAGTAGATTTAATTGATTTACTCGGACTTACTACTGAGGATTTAGTCTATGCTTTCCAAGATAAAATCGAAGACAGGTTCGACAAGTTGGTCAATGAATTGGAACTTGGAGATAGTTTTACCTCCGATTAATTTATATAACTACGCTATAAGAAAGAAGATAATGGATAAAAGTCAAAAGATATTAAGTGACATAACCATATTTAATAAATATGCAAAGTATGTCCCTGAAGCTCAACGCAGAGAAACTTGGGAAGAGCTTGTCAGTCGTAACATGGTGATGCACATGAAGAAGTATCCACAATTGAAAGAGGAAATTAAAGATGTTTACAAATATGTTTACAATCGTCAAGTATTGCCTTCTATGCGTAGTCTTCAATTTGGAGGTACTCCTATTGAACTTAGCAATAATCGTATGTTCAATTGTGCTTATTCCCCTGTCGATCATCCTGCAGTTTTCAGCGAGACCATGTTTAACCTACTTGGCGGAAGTGGCGTGGGCTTCAGCGTTCAACGCAGACACACAGATAGACTCCCTACTATCCTTGGTCCATCCACTAAACAACGACGATTCTTGGTAGGAGATTCTATTGAGGGTTGGGCTGACTCTGTTAAAGTGTTAATTAAAGCTTATACTCTTGGTAAATCTGACCCTGTATTTGACTTCAGAGATATTAGACCAAAAGGTGCAAGACTCATTACTTCAGGTGGTAAGGCACCAGGACCTGATCCATTACGAATCTGTTTAGATAAACTCCGTAGTGTTCTTAACAATGCTGTGGGTCGTAAGCTAGAACCTATTGAAGTGCATGATATGATATGCCATATTGCTGACGCTGTTCTATCAGGTGGAATTCGTCGTGCTGCTCTCATCTCTCTATTCGATAAAGATGACATGGATATGATGTCAGCTAAGAGTGGTGACTGGTGGGAACTAAACCCTCAACGAGGTCGTGCTAATAACTCTGTATCTTTAAATAGAGAAGATATTACAGAAGAAGAGTGGTTCTCTATTTGGAAACGAGTAGAGCAATCAGGTGCAGGTGAACCTGGAGTGTTTTGGACTAACAATTATGATGTGGGTACTAACCCATGTGCTGAAATTAGTTTAAGACCTAACTCTTATTGTAACCTTGTTGAAGTTAATGTATCAGATGTAACTACTCAAGAAGAACTTAATACTCGTGTTAAGGCAGCTACATTCATTGGTACATTACAAGCTGGCTACACTGACTTCCATTATCTAAGAAATGTATGGAAAGAAACTTCAGAAGAAGATGCGTTATTAGGTGTTTCTATGACTGGTATTGCATCAGGTGGTGTACTTAAACTTAACCTAGAGGAAGCTGCTAATGTTACAAAAGAAGAAAACAAAAGGGTTGCAAACATCATCGGTATTAAAGAATCTGCCCGAATTACTACAGTCAAGCCTGCTGGTACTACTTCTCTTGTACTCGGTAGCAGTAGTGGCATTCATGCTTGGCACAATGATTATTATATTCGCAGGATGAGAGTTGGTAAGAATGAGCCATTATATACTTATATGACTCAAACTGTCCCTAGTCTTATTGAAGACTGTGTGTTTAAACCTCACTTAGAAGCTGTTATGAGTTTCCCTCAAAAAGCTCCTGAAGGTTCTATTCTACGCACTGAAAGTTATCAAGACATCCTTGAAAGAGTTAAACGCTTTAACATTGAATGGGTAGCTGGTGGTCATAATAGAGGTGATAATAAGCACAATGTTTCTTGTACTATCTCATTGAAAGATGATGAATGGGAAGAATGCGGTAAATGGATGTGGGAGAATCGTTATAACTATACTGGTATCTCTGTACTTCCTTACAATGGTGGCACCTATCAACAAGCCCCATTTGAAGATTGTACTAAAGAAACCTTTGAAGAAATGTTTAAACATCTTCAAGAGATAGACTTAACGAAAGTAGTTGAACATGACGACCATACAGAAGCTAAAGATAATGTTGCATGTGGAGGAGGAAGTTGTGAAGTCAACTGATAGAAATAAACCAAAGAAAGCTGATTTTAGATATAAAGATAAACGCTATTGGATAAAAAATTACCATGCAGTTGATAGTAGTGCTGAAGGTGAACAGGATCATTGGTATCAATATACTTTCTTAGATTATGATACTGATGAAGAAGTAGATGAAGATGTTTTTTATGAGGATGAATTTATGGATAAAGGATATAAAGCAGCAGAAAGAGTATTTCCACCAAGTGAGTTAGACTTTCCTCCATATGGGTGGTACTAATATGTTTTATTTTGGATCAGAATTTATCAGTGGAGTTAATGTAGGATTTGAACACATGAGTTATCGACAGATTGGTAGGAAAGGGAAGGGGTGGATACTCTTTCTTGATCTTGCAATTCTTAGACTTATGATAGAATGGGATGAAGAAGGGGAATAAAGAAAGGGGCTTAATTGCCCCTTTTTTATTACATAGGTAACATTTTATTTTGTAGTAGAATCTCTTTAATCTGATTCTGTCTATCTGCTTCAGGACTTGGTTCTGCTGATACTGGCATTTGTTGTTGTAGTATCTGCATAATCTTATCTTTTCTAGCAACATCTTTTTCTTTTAGATTCTCTTTACCAAGCTGAAGATTAGTAGCACTTTGAGATTGAGTGTACATTGTAGGAACACCTAATCCTTCCCACAAAGTATTAGCTACTTTAAAATTTCCTTTTCTAAATGCATCTAAAGCTTCTCTACCTTTAGGATCAAACATAAGAATAGCTTGTTCATTAGCAGGAAGATTTAGTATCTTTCTAATCATGTCATATCCAACTAAAGTTTGGTACCTAGCTTGTGCACCGCCAACTGATCCAGCAATTAAAGAGGCATCTTGTTTAGCTTGATTAAACATAGTGTCTAATCCACCAGTTTTAATCTTACGAGAAGCATCTTGCATAACTTTAACACCAGCTTTAAACTGATTAAACTCTTCTTGTGTTGGAAATAGATACCTAATATCTTTAGGATCCAGTTTGTTTAGCTCAGTTAAAGCTTTAGTAGTATTTAATTGTTTATCTCCTGATGGAGCAAGTTTATTAGTTACACCTTCCCAAATAGAAGTAAATGTTCTTTTTCTAACTGAGTCAGCTAATTCAGGAGTACTATTTCCTAATACAGCTAATAGGTCATTCTTTTGTGAGAATGGGAGATCAGTGAGTTTTTTAACTACATCTTCTTCTGTTAAACTTTCAATATTCTTTTTATCGAAGTATTTAGTAAGAGGTTTATCATTAAACTTATTTAAGGCAGAGACATTTTCTTTAAAGTTATCTCTTGCAATACGAAGTTCTTTAGCTCCTGGAGCACCTTCTACAATAGCTCTATCCAAGTCATCTTGTAATGATCTTAACACCATTCTAGCTTGACCTCGATTTACTCCAACAAGTGTATTATCTACTGTTCTAAATCTACCTGTAGAAGCAGCATCACTCCATGCAGAAAGTTGTTGTTGTAACTTATCAATATTAATTCCTTTTGCAGGAATTGTAGAAGTTACAGTCTCATACCGCATCATTAAGGGATTATATTTCTGAGTCTGACCAGTAAGTTCACCAGGATACTCAGCTAATATCTTTTTAAAGTCAGCAATATTCTCTGAAGCACCTGGAGCAGCTTTATCTACACTTGCGATAAGCTCTTGAATCTTATTTCTTGTACTATTAAGTTGGATAACTGGATCAGCACCAGCATTTTTAGCTGCTGTAAATTGAATGTCAGCATCACTTCTTAACTTACTAACTAAAGATTTATTATAGTTTTTATATGCAGCATAAACACCATTAGTTATTTGAGATGGGTTTAAATCAGCCCTTGTAGCAAATTTTTGTATTCCGTTAAAGAATCCATCTATAGCCTTGTTTTGACTAAGTTCAAATAAATTAATTGTATCTGCTGACTCAGGGTTCATTCTTAAATCTAATTCAAGAGCACCTGTTTTAGCTTTACCAGTCTTTTGGAAAGAAGTTAAAGGAATACCAGTCTCAGGATCAACTTCAATTCCTGGAGTCTTTCTTTCAATAACATTCTTAACTAATTTTTGACCATTAACTACTACACCAGCAGGTAAGCTTAAAGCAAGACGCATTGTTGGGTCATCTGTAAATGATCCAATAGCAGTGTTAGTAATTAGGTTTTCAGTACCAAGAATACCTGTAGCAGCTAGTTTTTTAGATAGCCCTTGTTTAAACAGACCAAATAAACCTCCACCACCAAAACCTTCACCAGCTAAATAAGCAGTCTTATCTTTTAAATATTTAGATTCATCAAAGGTTTGTAAACCCTCAGAATTATATTTTAAATAGTTTTCTTTTTGAGGTTCATTTGTAATACCAAATACTTCATTATATTTATCAGCAGCTTCTTTAGCATTCTCAAAACCAGCAAGTCTTCCTGGACCAAATAGTAAAAGACTTCCAAGACCTAAAGTACCACTTTTAAGTCCTTGATACCCTTGTTCTAATGGTGACATCTCAACATTAGCTATGTCAATTCCTGGTTGTTCTTTCTCAGCCATTATTATTATCCTTTAAGTTCGTCTTGCAAAGCCTTTAATTCTTCAGGAGTATATTTCTTTCCAGGGACAATCTGAACTTTTGTCTTAGGTTTATAACCCTCAGGTAAAGCAGGAGGAGCATAAAATTCTTTAAGGTCAGGGTCTTTAATCTTTTCCCATTTTCTAGTATAGCTATCGTAACCCTGTTTAGCATCTCTTTCAACAACATTTAAAAGAGCATCTAATTCAGGTTTAGTTAAATTATCGATACCTGCAGAAGATGCCTTCTCAATAGATTCTCGTTCAAAGTTAGAAATAGAACCTTGATTAGCAACTTTAGAGCTTGCAGCTAAAGCAAGTGATGCTAGACCTTGTAAAGTAGTTCTTGTATCTTTAAGAGTTTTTTCATTAGAAGCACCAAAATATGTATTAGCAATTTGAGCTAATGAAGTTCTAACTGTAGCTCCTGGTCCCATAATAACATCAGGACTATTTACAATTCCTCTTAATCTATTTACTGTACTTAAAGATGTAACTGCATTTTCAGCAACTGGAAGAGTTTTTTGTAATATATCTCCAACTTTAGTACCAGCATCTTTATCAACAGAAGCAGCAGCAATCTTTAATTTTTCTTTTTGCTTCCAATCAACAAACATATTAGCACCTTGTTCTGTGCCAAATTTAGCAATTAAACCATCAAGTTTAACTTGCTCTGCTTGGTTTTCAGGAGAAACCATATTTCTTGTTTCATTTTTAAGTTTAGCTTTTAAATCATTAGCTAAAGGTTCATTCCCATCTTTGAGTGCCTCAACAATGTCTTGACGAAGTTTAACAATAGGATTAATACCTTTATCTTTTAGTTCAGCTATTTTTGCAGTATTAAGATCAATAGTTGATTGATTTTTTTGCATCTCTTGTAAATTCTTATTATACTCTTGAATCTTTTCTGCACCAATTTGTCTAACTTGGTAAGCTTCTTTAGTATAACCACTGTCTTGAAGTGTATTAGCCCAATGTGTAAAGAAGATATTAGGATCTTGCATTTCTTTTGGACTAAGATCACTAGCTACTTTATCTTGAATAGCTACCATATCAGTAGATTTCTTAATCTCAGGGTCTTCAGCACCAAATAATTTAGCTAAACCTGTTCCAAGAGCTGTACCAATAGCTCCACCTAATCCAGGTTTTCCACCTTGTTGAGCAAACATTTGATATTGTTTAGCAAGTTCCGCTTGTCTAAGCTTCTCTAACTCTTGTGGTGTAGGTCCAAATAGACCCATTGTTTCTTTTACAATACTAGCCACATTATTCTCCTAATAGATCATAGTTAACAGTTAAAAATCCATTTACTTCTTTAACTGCTTCAGGAATAACTTTTTGTACTTCATCTGCCATAGCACCTATAGCATTTTCACCCCAAATGTAAGTCCAAGAATACTTAGATAATCCATTTTTAAATGAACCAATGCGTTTAATACTTGTTTTAAGTCTTCTATCAGAGTATTTAGCATAAGCCATAGCACCCCCACCAATGAGGTTACCCCAAAAGCCAAGATTAGATGCTCTATTTTGTGCTTCAATTTGAGAATTTGTTTGATTTACACCAGTTACATTTTGACCTGATTGTAATGAATAACCAAGATAAGGAGTATTAACACCAGCCAAGTTAATGCCTGTATTAAGAAGATTAGCAGATGTTTGCCATGGAGCATTCCTTAATTCTTGACCCATTCCATAAAAACCAAGACCTTGTTGTAGTTTTTCATTTTGAATTTGTCTTGCTCTATCTTCAGCTGTTAAATAGATATTTGCATTAGCAGCTTCCCTAGCTTTTAATAAAGCAAATTGTTCAGGGTTAACATACCCACCTTGAACACCAGCCCCAGCCCCTGTTCTACCTTGTGAGAATAAAGTATTAGCTAATTGAACATTCTCTTCTTCTCTTTGTGGTTGTAAACCAGCTAACACTCTATTATAATAATCAGAAGTCATAGCCTGAGTATCTAAATTAGCAGCTTGTCCAAATAAACCTTGACCAAATTGACCTACTTGATTAGCAAAATTTATTTGATCTGCAGAAGGAGCTGCACCTTTAGCTGCTTCAAGATACATATCATAGAATTTTTGTAATTCAGGAGATAAAGTAGAAGTTATTGATCCTCCAGGACCACCTATTACTGAACCTGTAGTTGAATATATATCGGATGCTTTAAATGGATCAACTTTAGGGGCTTCATCTCCACCAAACATATCTGTAATAAAACTCATATTAAACCTCTGTCTTTATAAAATTAATAATGTTCTCATTCCTACTTACTTCCTTAAACCCAAGTCTTTCTACGAACTCTTTTGTTTCAGGAAAAGTAGATGTTTCAGCTCTTCCATATTTTAAGATTATATTCTTACATAATCTTTTATACATTTTCATTGGAAACCACTTACCTTTATATTCAGGAAGGCATCCACAGTGTATTCTATTACCTTTTACTACAAATAAAGCAATTGTTTCATTATTACGATAAACTGGGTAATATTCCCAAGTTAGTGCTTCTTCTAAGAATTGTTTCTTTCCTTCTTTAGGACTTCCATATATTCTATATAGAAGATTAGCGTACTCTACTTTAATCACTTATGCAGTACGATGCCACATATATACCACAACATAAGGTTGTAAGTTTGCATTAGTTCCACTGACACCTGTGGTTGAGTTAGCAACTGTAATTCCTGTTGTGGATGTATTTGTAGTTAATGAAGGAGTTCTTTCACTTACAGCATCAAGTGCACTAGCACCGCCATTATCAAAGCCTGCTTGTGCTGATTTACAATTAGGGAAATTATGTATGTGACCTGGATCTGTAACTGTTGCAGTATGAGTATGGCTTACTACTACAGCATCTGCACTACCACCAGTATTACCAGCTATGTAAAGTCCACTTCCACTAGCACCTATTAGTACACGACCTTCACCATAAGCTACCCATGTACCAAATCCAAATAAAGTATTAGGATTAGTAGATACTGTAGATGTGTAAATAGATCCTATAGGGTATAAAGTTCTTAATGCTGTTGTAACAAAAGAAGTGGTAGCTAATTGTGTTGTATTAGTTCCTGCTGCTGCAGTTGGAGCTGTAGGCACTCCAGTTAATGCTGGAGAAGCTAAGTCAGCTTTAGTATTTACAGCAGTTTGTAACGCATTAAACTCAGTGTCAAATTCAGATCCTTTAATAATCTTTCCTGAATCATTTTCAGGTAAAGAATCTTTAGCAAGAAAGTTAGTGGTTTTGGTATAGTTAGACATTATAAAATTTTCCCTGTTTTAAGATAGACATCTATTTTTTGTATTGATACTGGATTATCATTTACTGTAGCTTCAATTCCAAATTGTATCACTTTGCCTGAACCTGATAATGGCATAGAAAGTGAATTAACACCAATACCAGCTGAAGCATACTTACTTATGTTATATTTAGCTGTGGTATTATATTTAGAAAAGTCTTTAGTACCTAAATTTTGTATAATACTTACAGATAAAGGGTTTAAGGTATAGTCATACCCATATTTAAATGATAAATCCTGATCTCCACTACCAATAACAACTAAGTTAGCTTTTTTAAGTAATTTAGTTTGTGTTGGTGCACCTAAATCTGAATTAGATGTATAATAACTAAAAGTATATGATGAAGTATTATCTAAATACCCTGCATATTCTGCAATACCATTTGCAACTCCCAAAAGAAGTTTTCTATCTTCTGTACTACAAAAGGCTTTATAAGTTATACCAGCATTATTATTCCATATAGTAGCTCTAGCAGCTCCATTAGGAAGAACATTTCTAAGGTCAAAGTAAACCATTGTCTTAGAACCTGGGAATGTAATTAAGTAAAAAGCGTCTCTTTCAAAGTAAGCACTTTTAACATTAGTTAAAGTTTCTACAGTTAAATACCCTACTAAATCATCTCTAATATTAAGAGAGAGTTCACGCAGTGGCATAGAATCTTCTTGAACAGTTCTATTAAAACTTCTTATACCACTCTTTGATAAGAAAATTAAATCATTCCCTGTATTTTGTACAGAATCTCTTGCAATACATCCAACACCTTTAATGGTGTCAGCTAATGTCATTGTAGAAGGATCATCAGCACCTTGATAAACTACAATGTTGTTTTTACAGAATATAACTAAATATTTATTATGTTGAGCTAAAGCTACAATTTCATCATTCTGTCCTACTACACCACCAATATCTAATAAACCACTACCAGCTCCTGTAAAAGTAGCTCCATTAAGTAATTGACTATAAAAGACAGTTGTTTTATTATCTGTAAGTCCACCAACCCATATTCTACCAAAACTTGCTAACACTGTATCAGGATCAAATGTAGATACACCTGTAGGTGCTGTACCATAATCTGTACCAACTCGTTGAAAGACAAAAGGACCGCTGTGAGCTCCTTCTCTATATACAAGCATTGTATTACCTGATTGAGCAGCAAAAGCATAAGATTCTGCAGATGCACCACTACCTTCAGGAAGAGCAGCCCACTGCCATCTATTTCCTGTAAAAATAGGTTGTGAACTTAATGCAACAGGACCTCCTGAGTCAGCACCAAATACATACTTTCTTGTTAAAGTAATATTGTCAGTAGTAGAAAATAACTGTCCATTTCCTGAACATAAATATATAATATCTCCAGCTACTGTTTTAAATTCAAATATAGACTCTATATAATTGTTTGTTCCTAATGAATTAGTTGCATTAGTGGGTAGATGTACTGTTACATTACCACTAGTAGTTCCACTAGTTCCATGAGTAACTGTAAATGTATTTGCTGTAACTGTTTCAATTGCAAAAGCACCATCTGTAGCTGTACCTGAAGTAAAGTCTAAATGAACTGTATTTCCAACTGCTAATCCATGAGCAGTGTAAGTTACAACAACTGAAGTACCAGTTCTAACATAAGTAGCTGATAAACCATTTCTAGTTTGGGAAATACTTACAGTGTAAGTTCCTGTTCCGCCTGTTGTCCCTGTTG